GCCGGATCCACGAACTCTGGGATAGTGCGTAGCGTGATTGACTGGATTAATAATGAATACGTTTCTGATACAGAGTTATTTGTTTTAGTAGGATGGACAGACAGTAATAGAATGGAAATTCCATTCTATCAAAAAACAATGTACAAAGAGCGTTGGGATAATTATGTAGATTACTATAGCAATACCCATGACGATTATGTTCGAATCATTGTTGGCTGGACAGGTATCACTAAAAAACAAAAAGAATTTATAGAAAGATACCATAAATTTATGGTTAACAATTCATTGTATTTAGAAATCATCAGTGCAAATCAGGTCATGCAATTGCAATATTTTTTAAAAATGCAAAATATCAAGTATCTGTTTGTCAATACTCAAACCATGTTTGATTCACAGAACGTAGAAACAACAGATTGGTATAAGAATCAAATTGACAGCACATGTTTTTTAAATTTCTATGACAATAGAGAATCTTTCTATCCCAAATATGCCAACTTAGGTTACAAAAACGCAAAAGCGCAATACTATCACCACGATGAAGTTCCGCATAGATTATATGCGGATCACTTGTACGATTACATCATTAAAAACAATCTACACACTACTTACAAATAAGGAAATAACATGACACAAAACATTGATTTAAACAAATACCAACAATTCGTTGAGGCTGTAACTAGCAAACCTAGCAACGACTTGACTACATTTATGAACCGTTTAGATGAGCTAGATGCCAACTTTGATGCTACAGTATGCACTCATGGTCCTGATATCAATGTTCCTTTATTATTGACTGCGGCCCTTGGTCTTGCGGCAGAGACAGGTGAATTCTGTGAGATTCCTAAGAAGATGTTCTTTCAGGGTAAGCCATTAAACGAAGAAAACGTTTTTCACATGAAACGTGAGCTAGGTGACGTTATTTGGTACTGGATCAATGCATGTCGTGCATTGAATCTTGACCCCAATGATGTTATTGCTGAGAACGTAAGGAAACTAGAAGCACGGTACCCGGGTGGCAGCTTTGATGCAAGCTACTCAGAAAATCGCAAAGAAGGAGATATCTAAATGGCACAGATTGATAAGCGCATTAAAATAAAGAAATTAAATACTGGTTCTGACACGCTAGTTTTGCCGAAACAAAGTAAGGGTAACGAGGGTAATGTTGGTAAATTTTACGAAAAGCATCTTGCTGATATGGGATTTTCCATGAATGCCGGGCAAGGAGTAGATATTCCAGGTTTAAATATAGAAAATAAAACTAGAAATCGAGATAGCAGGGCATTCCATACTGTTGGGACAATGACATATGACAATATTATCAACACCCCGTACGAACAATCAACTATATGCCAAAAACTACAACAACAAAATCGTGTAGAATATGATAACACATTTAATGTTGTTACGAATGAGTCAGTGTACGATTTTCGAGATCCCGATATTCAAAAACGGTTAAAAGACTCATATGAAAATGCTAGGAGTATTTTGAGGCAGCAAGGTGGGCCCGGCCCAGGAACAATCGTTGGTGGTCAGTACGGAGTGTTTGAATGGAAGTCTGGTAATACATATGCTCATCGTATCCCAGACTCTGGAATGAAGAAAATGAAAGTTATGGCTAAATCGACTTTCAACGATTTATTTCAATTTGTTTAAATAGCAATCATTGGTCTATGGGTTCCGCTACCTGGAAATGCGGCGAAATTCCGTCCTCATCGTGCAGTGACGGTAGACGTGTGACCAACACAAATTTATGGGACTACCCTTGGATGCTTTAAACGCCTCACCTTTGCTGAGTAACGTTTCCCATATCTTAACAGTTGATAGTTGCCAGGTCATAGTAATTGCGATAGAGGGCCTGGGCTGTGTGTAGAATCCTGATGAATATACCTACACTTTAACAGCGAATGCGGAAAAGTCCCTTCACGGGGTCGGTGTGACATAGACAATCCTCCATCATAATCTTTTAATTCATCATCGCCTATAGTTCCTCAAGAATGTTTTTTGGCTTGTAGATTTTATATCTACTCGCCATTGCCTAAGAATATCAATCATATGTAACCAGATAAATATAAGATAATAGGAACATATATGGTAGCCAGTATACTAACAACACCCACTAATTTAACACTAGATGAATTAAAAGAAGCCCTCTTTAATAACATCCGATTGCGCTTAGGTGGTGATATCATTGACTTGGAATTAGACCCGCAACATTATGAAGCCGCGTTTAATTACGCCATAAAGATATACCGCCAAAGAGCACAAAATGCAACTGCGGAGACATATACATTATTCACTGTTATTAAAAATGTTGATACCTATACATTACCTAGTGAATTTATTAATGTAAGATGTTTGTACCGTAGAACAGTTGGCTTAGAAACAGGACCCGGATCTACTAGTTTTGATCCGTTCTCTAGTGCTATTCTTAATACCTATCTATTAAACTATAACGTAGCCGGCGGATTAGCAACATATGACTTTTATGCTGGTTATGTTGAATTAACCGCACGTATGTTTGGTGGTTATTTAAACTACACATTTGATCCTGTAACTAAGGTTATGCGTATCGTTCGTGACTTCAAGGGCACAGGCGAGAAGGTTCTTATATGGGCTGATGTTCAGAGATCCGTCGAGGTATTACTACAAGACCCGGGTGCAGGTGTATGGATTGGTGACTTTACCTTAGCCGTGTTAAAAGGCATCATAGGTGAAGCCCGTGAAAAATTTGCAAGCATAGCAGGCCCTGGCGGCGGTACTAGCTTAAACGGTGCAGCCATGAAAGCCGAAGCAAAAGAATTACAGTTAAATTTACTTGATGAGTTAAAGCGTTATGTAGATTACTCACAACCACTGACATGGATTCAAGGGTAATGACAGGGCAGATACATAGTTTTCCGTATAACAAACATATTTGGGTACTATCGATTAATCAATTAGCCGATCCAAATACTGAAAAAGTTTTTTCAGACGAATTTTCTAACTGTTTTGACCCAGCAGAGTACAACTTTAACTCAGTGACTGATCTGGTCATGGGAACTGGTGTAAATGAATTAAATACTGTTGGAGACCATACTAGTTATCTACAACAAACAATACACAACTGTGAAAAATTATTTCCTAATCTAAAAAATATATATCTGTTCTATACAAATGTATATTTTCAAGAAAATTTACTAAATGCAAATGCAAACATAACATGTATTCATTTGCCGTATTTTTTGATGAGAAGTGCGCTACCAAATGAAACTCAATTTACTGATTGGGATGTAGGTAACAAAAGGGCTATTTGTTTGATAGGTGATATTAGAAATAGAGTTCATAAATTTCCGTTAATTTATTATTTTTATAAGAATGGAAGTCTAAGTAAATTAGACTATTCACTATTAAACAATCATTACGATGACGACTATTTTTGTGGTAACCATCAGAATCTAGTTATAAAAATACTCAATTACGGCTTTAATGAAACCTATGACATAAAATCATTTGAGCAGCTATATGATAAACTAAGAAAAACATTTGACAATGACGATGGATTCATTAATCCTGCAGCACAGACTGGATTAAGTAGATACACGCATAATTTTCCGCCGGCTTGGCATGAGGCTACTGTTAACATATTATTAGAAAGTAAATTCTATCCACTTAAAGAGCATGTAGGGCGTTTAGTAAATAACGGTCAACCAGAGTTTTTCTTTTCTGAAAAAGTATGGAAGCCTCTTATGTCAGGTAAACCTTTTATTTCTTTAAGCGCATATGATCTAATAGATACACAATTAGAATCCATGGGGTTTAGAACTTTCACGAAATATACCAATATTTCTGATAAGGCTAATATTCCTAAACACGGTGATTTTATTGATTTTACCAAATCTTTACACAAATACCTAGAAATATGTTATTCTAGAACTCTTAGTTTTATAGACAACTGTGAGTTGTATCGTCAAGAGATTAAAGAGGATGTGGTGCATAATATTAAACTTTGGGAAAAATTAAGTTATGAATCTTGGGAAGAGCTATACACAAAATGCCCTGTTGCTAGGAAAATGACCAAAGAAGAATTTTGTGAGATTTTTAATCACGTACCGTCGTTTAATATGTTTGGAAACTGGTTTGAAAAAGGGTAATATGATTTTAGGAGTAACCGGCTTAATAGGCAGTGGCAAAGACACAGTAGCAGACTATCTTTGCACTTTTCACGGATTCAAGCGTGTGAGTTTTGCAGCCTCATTAAAAGATGCAGTATCAAGTGTGTTTGGTTGGGATAGAGAATTACTAGAGGGTTCTACTAAAACTAGCCGAGAATGGCGAGAGCAGACTGATATTTGGTGGAGTACTCGCTTGAAAACGAACATTACCCCTAGATGGGTTTTGCAATATTGGGGAACCGAGGTACTACGTAATCACTTTCATACTGACATATGGGTTGCGAGTGTAGAGAACAAATTACGTCAAAGCACTGACAACATTGTCATCACTGATTGCCGCTTCGCTAATGAAGTTGATGCTATTAAACGAGCAGGAGGAATCACTGCTAGGGTTGAGCGGGGAGATAAACCTGACTGGTATGATGCAGCAGTATCATATAACAAGGGTGAATTTGGAAACATGAATTGGTCGTTGAGCAAGTTTAGTTTAGATAAACTAGGTGTTCATGCTAGCGAATACTCAAGTGTAGGCTTATCCTACGATCATTATATTGACAACAACAGTACCATTGACGACTTGCACAAGCGAGTCGAATCAATAATCAACTTGTAAGTCACCTCGGCGCCATGTAACTTCTGTCTTTTTAACAACCTCAATACAATTAAGACATATAGACCTTAGATTACTTGGGTTTATATTTTCCAAATTGCCGTCAATGTGAAATACTGTTATTTGATTAGGTAACACACTACGAAAGCCACATAAATCACATGTGGCTTTTTTCTTATATCCTCCCTTAGCCCATAAGGATCGTCGGGGTTTAAGCTTTTTCTTCTTTCTACCGCATTCGTCACATATACCACGATAGTGAGTTACCCCGTCACGGACATAGTTAATGGCTCTGTAATTTTTATTACACTTGTCGCAGATAGGTCGAAGTACACTCATATTGTATTTATGAAAATTAACCTTCGAAGGCACGCTAAACCACCCTTTTTTGATTTTTTTACTAAATAATAATATGCATTTAGGCCGTAAGCCTCAAAATTTTACATAAAGGAAAAAGAAAATGGCATTAACATCACCAGGCGTAGAAGTACAAGTAATTGACCAAAGTCAGTATCTTCCAGCCGCACCAGGATCCGTTCCGTTCGTATTGCTAGCAACTGCACAAGACAAAGTTGACCCTAACGGTGTTAGTGTCGCAGCAGCTACAACGGCGGCAAACGCAAATAAACTATATCAAGTTACAAGTCAGCGTGACCTCGTTACTCTTTATGGTAACCCAACATTCTATACAAGTAGTAATGGCACACCACTACAGGGTTATGAGCTTAATGAGTACGGTCTATTGGCTGCTTACTCTTTACTCGGAGTTACTAATCGTTGCTACGTATTAAGAGCAGACATTGACTTAGCAAGTCTAGTCGGAACTACAGGTCGTCCAGTAGGTAATCCAGAAAACGGAACTTATTGGTTAGACACAACGACCTCAACATGGGGCATCTATGAATTCAATGCTACAACAAGTAGTTTTGTATTGCAAACTCCTATCGTTATTACTGAAGCTAGTGATATGATAGGTGGCGCACCAGTACAAACATTAGGAAGTATTGGTGACTATGCTGTTTATGCTCCAGGTCAAGAATCATCACCCCCAGTAACAGTTTTTCAATTTTTCTATAAGACTACTTCTAATGTTTGGGCAGTACTAGGTGGAAGCAATTGGAAATTAGATTGGCCTACTATAGAAGGTACTGAATCTAACCCGGTATTAGATGCCGGCGACACATTTAACTTAAACCTAGACGGTGACGTTACTGTAGCAATAACTGTACCTGATGCAGGCGGCGGTGTTGGTAACGTTGCGGGCGTTGCAGCAGCAATTAGTGGTTTAGGTTGGACTTATCTAACTGCATCTGTACGTAATGGTAAATTATGTATATTTGAAAACTATTCAGAAGGTGAAGGACCTCCGGCTCGTTTTATTACTATTACTGCTGGTTCTGGCACAGTCTTAGATGATCTAGGTATCGATACCGGTACATATTATCAACCTCTACTGTTATGGGGAACTGGTGCACAACAACCACTATGGCAAGCTGGACAAGCAAACCCTCGTCCAACAGGATCCGTATGGATGAAAGCCGGCGGAACTGGTTTAAATCCAGTTGTTAAAGAATGGAGCAACATCACTGAAGATTGGGCAGTTAAAACTGTTCCTCTAGCAATAAGTGATGCGACAGTAAATGCTGCACTAGATCCAACTGGTGGTCAAACAATTCCAGCCGGAACAGTATATGCCCAGTATAACTTTAATAACTCATCTAAAGTATGCCCTGTTTACTTATGGAAGCGCATAGCTACTGGACCAACAGTTGTGACAGGAACAAATACAGCACCTGACTTTTCAAGTTTAGGACCAGCTGGTACAGGACCTTATACACTTAACGTAACAGTGTCTTCTCCTAACGAAACCTTGATGTCTTCAGTATATACAGTAACAATTGGTGAAGGCTCGGATGCATCAGACTTTGTAATTGCTTGGGCCGATGCAGGTATTCCTTATGCAACAGCAACAGTTGCAACTTCAGGAGCAATTCAAATAACGCACAGTGAAGGTGGAGCCGTTTCAATTAACGATGCGTATACATCTGGTGCAGATCAAGGTAAATCTAGTGGCGTTTTAGTAGAAGCCGGACTCATTGCAGGAACTACTGATGGTGTGAAATATTCCACAGACCCAGGATATAATTTTACTGGTGTACCGCAATCAGCTACTTCAGGTTCAGGAACCGGATTAGAAATAAGCGTTTTTACTCTGTATGGTATTTATGTGCCTAATCTGACAACATTTACAAATGCAGGATCTGGATATGTAGTTGGTGAAATAGTGACATTTGACGGTACTGATTTAGGTGGCGACACCGGTACTAATAACCTAGTAATTGAAGTCACATCAGTGAACATTAGCGGTGAAGTCACTAGTATAACATATATTTCAGGAACTTCACAACCAACATACGGCGTATTATTATCTAATTGGGTAGAATTTGAATATACTGCTAACGAAGGTGCTCCAGTAGCTAACCCACCAAACAACCGTAATTGGTTCTACAGTGTAGTAGACCAAGTTGATATCATGATTAACTACAACGGTAACTGGAAAGGTTATAAGAATCAAAACTATGACTTGAACGGTTTCCCAACACCAACAGGTGCAAATGCTACTGATCCTGCAGGTCCTATTGTAAGTGCTACTGAGCCAACAACCCAAAGCGACGGTACTGCATTAGTCTTTGGTGATCTGTGGATTAGCACAGCCGATCTAGAAAATTACCCAGTGATTTATCGTTGGCAGTCTGTTAGTGGTGAGAGTCAGTGGGTGTTGTTAGATAACTCAGACCAAACAAATCCTGAAGGTGTATTGTTTGCTGACGGTCGTTGGGCAACTAACGGCACAACATCAGTAACTGAGGATCTTATCCCTACAATCACTAGTTTGTTAACAAGTAACTATCTAGATATTGATGCTCCTGACGCAGCATTGTATCCAACAGGTATGTTGTTATTCAACACACGCCGTTCAGGTTACAACGTTAAACAATTCAAAGAAAACTATTTTAGCAACGCTAACTTCCCAGGCGAATCTCTACCAACAGAAAGAGATGCATGGGTATCAGTAAGTGGTTTACAATCCAATGGATCTCCGTACATGGGTCGTAAGGCACAACGTGCTATGGTTGTTGAAGCATTACGTGCGGGAATCGACACTAACACTGATTTACGTGACGAAGATAACTTCTTTAACTTGATGGCTACTCCTAACTATCCAGAACTACAACCTAACATGGTTGTATTGAATGCTGATCGCGGTGAGACAGGTTACATCTTAGGTGACACCCCAATGGGTCTATCTGATAGTGCGACTGACATTCAAGCATGGGCTACTAATGCCGCAGGTGCTACAAGCACAGGTGAAGAAGGTTGTGTAACTCGTAATACATACTTGGGTCTATTCTATCCAAGCGGCATCACAAGTGATTTGAGTGGTAACTTAGTTGCTGTTCCCCCATCACACATGATGTTGAGAACATTCTTACGTAACGACACTATTGCTTATCCTTGGTTAGCAGCAGCAGGTACACGCCGCGGTATCATTGATAACGCAGCTAACATTGGTTATGTTAACAGAGATACTGGTGAATTCCAAGTAATCAAGACACGTTTAGGTGTTCGTGATGTTCTATACGTTAACTTCATTAACCCACTAGTGTTCTTTACTGGTCAAGGTTTATTGAACTATGGTAATAAGACAAGCTTCAACTCTAGCTCTGCATTAGACAGAACTAACGTTGCTCGTTTAATTGCTTACATGCGTAGACAATTAACATTAGCAGGTCGTCCGTATGTGTTCGAACCTAACGATGCATTTACAAGAGGACAAATTGCTAACACTATTGAGTCATTATGCTTAGACCTAGTTGCAAAACGCGGTATCTATGACTATCTAGTAGTTTGCGATGAAAGCAATAACACACCAGCTCGTATCGATAGAAACGAATTATGGGTTGATGTTGCGATTGAACCTGTTAAGGCAGCTGAATTCATTTACATACCAGTACGTATATTGAATACAGGTGAGTTATCAGGAGCTTAATTTATTAAGTGAAGCGCCCTTCGGGGGCGCTCACTGATAAAAAGATAAATATTATTAACAGGAGAAACACAAAATGGCAATAGCCTCTCAATCATTGATTAATATGTCCGCTAGCGACATGAACAATGGAAATCAAACCCTATTGATGCCCAAACTGCAATACAGATTTAGGGTATCATTCTTATCTTTTGGTGCTAGTGATGCACTAGAGTTAACACGCCAAGTTGTAGATTGCGCACGTCCTAACGTTCAATTTGCTAAAATTACTCTTCCAGTATACAACTCAACAGTGTATATGGCAGGTAAGCACACATGGCAACCGTTGAACGTCAACATTCGTGATGATGCATCCGGTTTCGTTTCTAGAGCAGTTGGTGAACAACTACAAAAACAATTAGACTTCATAGAACAATCTAGTGCTGCTTCTGCAAGTGACTACAAATTCAGTATGCAAATCGACATTCTTGACGGTGGCAACGGTGGAATTGCGCCAGTAGTACTAGAACGTTGGGAACTATACGGTTGCTATGTTGAAAGTGTTAACTATAACGCATTGAACTATGGTCAATCAGAAGACATTAAAATTGCATTGACGATTCAGTTCGACAACGCGGTTCAAGCGTCTACTCCTGGTGTAGAGAACGACCCAACAGGTGTCGGCGCTGCTGGTCTACAAGCTCGTACTTTTGACGGTGTCAGTACTTCAGTTGGTACAAACGCTTAATACTTAACGTATGTCATATTGGGGCCAGGATTTACAGCGGAGTAGAGCTTTTGGTAGCACTATTCTTAGAGATTTTACCCATGCATCGAAAATTTTTCGACCAGCTGGGTATGCTCTTGCACCTAAATTCAAGTTTTTATTTCATACCTTTTTTGATATTAACCCCGCTGTCTATGATAGAAACATAGGCTCCGGGGATAATTTTGGCGTATTAGTTAAATCAATAAAGTTGCCATCATTCAATATAAAAACACATGATTTGAATCAGTACAACAGAAAAAGAATTGTACAAACTAAAATAAACTATGATCCTATTAACATAACTTTTCATGACGATTCATTGAATGTTGTGACAAAAATGTGGGATGCATATTATTCTTACTATTACAAAGACAGCACTAATCTAAGAGTATTCAAAGGTGCTACTGGTGCTGAAATAGTGCCTAGTCAGCCGGGCGCTGGCGCAGCCAATCAAAACTATAATGTAAGAAACATTTATGATGCTAGCTTAACTGGTAATAACAATTGGGGTTATATAGGTGAATCATTTGCAGGTTCTAGTCAACAAGTTAAACAACCTTTCTTTAGAAACATTACTGTCTTTGGTTTCAATACCCATAACTTTACAGCTTACACTCTAATCAATCCAATGATCACTAAGTTTGATCACGACACTTATGCATATGCAGAGGCTGCCGGCACAATGGAATTGAAAATGGATATTGCATATGAAACCGTAGTATACAATGAAGGCGGCATGGATGGAAGAACTCCTGATAACATTGTACAAGGGTTTGGGTTAGATGCATTCTATGATAGGAGATTAAGTCCAATAACTCCTGCAGGAAATAACGGGCAGGTATCAGGACCCAGCGGATACGAAGATGCAGAAGGCGGATTTATTAAATCACTAAAGGATTAATCATGGGAACCATCACAACGAACAATGCTAACGTAGCATATAATTATCAAAAAGTTCCTGGATTAGTAACATCAAATAAACTGCAATCTCAAGCAGGATTGGCAATTTCATTACGGGATAATCCTAATCTAAATAGAAATGTAGCCTTTTTATTTCCAAGTAATTTGACTACACCTAACTATGGAGCGGGGTCACCTACTCTACTTGCTAGAAGTTCAATACAAACATCAGGTGATGTAACTTATGCAGGTAGACAGACAAACCTGTAAATTACATGCCTAGAATTATAGATGACAAAACAACATTAGACAGAACAGTTAGAATCTTTGATGCATTCTATCAAACTGATTTACGAATAAATGCCAGCGAGTATGATATCGTCAATGGTTATTTTACCAGTGTTTGTGAAACAAAAAACATAGCAGATAATTTCACAACAGTGTTGTTTAGAATATCAACACAGACAGGCGTACCCGTACTTCAATTATTAGATGAGTTGAAGGGTCAACCAAATGCGCTGTCAATGAACAAGCAGATTTGCTATTGGTTAAATAGTCTTAAATCAAAAACATCACTGTATGGGGTAAGTGTAATACCTCAACCAGTAGTACCAGTTGCTAGAAACGTGGTACTATAATGGCAAAGTATGCGCAAGGCATATATACGCCAAAGCACCCTGAAAAATATATAGGCAATCATCAACCTAAATACCGTTCAGGTTGGGAACTAACCTTTATGACATTCTGTGACACAAACAAAAATGTATTATATTGGGCTAGTGAAGCGTTAAGAATTCCCTATAAACATCCACTGACCGGAAAGCCTACTATATACATCCCTGATTTTTTCGTAGTGTATCAAAATAAGCATGGTCAGAAGATAGCGGAAGTAGTTGAGATCAAACCTAAAAAGCAAAGCATTATTGAAAGCAAAGTTTCAAATGCTAAAGATAGAATAGTAGTAGCCATTAATCATGCTAAGTGGGCATCAGCCATGGGCTACTGCAAAGCACAAGGGTACACCTTCAGAGTTATAACTGAAGACGATTTGTTTTACAACGGACGAAATAAATGAAAACAGTATATGTGAATAAAAATCTAGCTGACCCCATGCATGGTGGAAACCTGCGTGGCATATTTACTAATCTATATAATACCAATAGATATAAAACAATCGAAGAAGATCCTTTAGAAAATCATTCTATCTATGTCTTAGATTCTACACAATTTTTCGAAATAGAAAAATATTTTTCAAAAAATATTCAGATGCTATACCAAGAATTCGATGACAACCATATATATGTCATGAACGATTTTTCTACAAATGTTGAAGCATATGCCCCAGCAATAAAAAATCTCCATAGTTCGGGTTTCGATATAAGCAAAATTTGGATACAAGTTTCTTTTAACTATGAGAAAACAGAGATCATTAGTTTGTTAACTGATATGGATCTTCCTATCCCAAAGATTTTTTGCTATAACGGATACTTAGATATGGCATATGACCAATATGTTAAACATAAAAATGAAATAGATGCTATCAAAAAAACAGTAGTAGACAACCCTAAAAAGTTTACTCTTTTTGTCAGAAGATTTGATATGTGGCGTTTTGAATTAATGTGTGATTTAATAAATCACAACCTATTAAATAATTTTGATTACACTTTTACAAATTTACACCCTGAAGCTATTCCTTATCCACATGTTTGCATTACTAAAGATGAGTTAAAAGATAAACACATACCCGGGTTTGTAACAAAACTAGGAACTATGCACCAATGGATTGATGGATTACCCTATCATGACGGTATACTTCTTGATCCCTTTTCAAACTCATTGAGTCTAAGATTCCTTAAAGGTGCAGTAAACATAGTTATAGAAACAAGAGCGGATAACCGTGGCAAACACAATTTGATTATTACCGAAAAAACATTCAAACCTATAATGATGGGTAAGCCTTTTATGATATACGGTCCCTCAGGTATCTTGGAAATATTGAGGAAAGAAGGGTTTAAGACATTTCAGCCATACATTGATGAATCATATGATTTGGCAGTCGATTCACCAAAACACAAAAGAAAATCGATAGTGAAAGAAGTAAAAAGATTATCTGAACTAACAGATGCTGAGTTTTTCAATACTATGAACTCTAAATCAATCAAAAACATAACTAAGTTTAATTTTAAGCATTTTATAAAAATAGCAAATAGTAACTATACCACTGCTAGACAGGTGTATATTGAATTGGTTGGTATAAATATAGGTCCATATAGAACAGCTTTATGAAAAAAATATATATCAATACAAAATTTAACGATCCTGCAGTCATGATAAGATATCCATTGACAATCAGATACGGAGAACTAAAAACTGATTCACCTTTATTAATTGAAGATCATCCTATAATAGAAAATAATTCTGTATACATGATTGAAAGATTTTGTCTAAATTATTTATCTCAATATATTACTGATAATCAGTTGAATCAATTTGCTAATCTATCCGACGGTCATCTTCTTTTTATAGAAGATTTTACTCTTCCTATAGAAGAAACTGCAAACCATATTATAGATTTGGTTAAAATTTATAAGTTTAGTCCTAATAAATTATGGTTTAGAATCGCATGGAATCATGAAAAAAACGAACTAGAAAAGATACTACATGCTAATGGAATACATGGTGTAAATATTAGAATTCATAATTGCTATCTAGAACAAATATATGCCCAATATATTCAACATAAATCTTTAATTGATAGTATGTCTACCAGTATAGTACAGCATAGATTTAGTATTTTTACTAGAAGATATCATCCTGATAGGCTTTCTTTTTTCTTAAAATTGATTGATTCAGATTTGCTACAACAGTGTGATTATACTTTTACCAACTTTAGTCCTGAAATTAGAGCATATCCTGATCCTTGGATCACTAAGGAAGAACTTAAAAATGATTCATTCGTAAAACTATACCCTAGTAAAAAATTTACAATTAATAACTGGATCGATGGATTACCTTATTGTTTAGATACGAATGATTTGAGACAATCTTTTCCTTTAGAAATATACAAAAGATATGCTACGTCCGGACTTAATATAGCACATGAAACTACCGTAGGACATTATAATGATCCTGAAAGACAAGATATAATGATTACTGAAAAAACCTTTAAGGCTATATTATCAAAAAAACCTTTTATGATGCTAGCCCCTTCTGGAAGTTTAGCGTTATTAAAGAAAGAAGGGTTTAAAACATTTGATTCACTTATTGATGAAAGTTATGACACTACTGATGATTTAGACGAAAAGCAAAATCTAGTTATAGGTCAAATGAAAAAACTGAGTACACTCACCGACGCAGAGTACTTTAGAGAAATTGAGAATCTAGATAAGATAACAAAATACAATTTTCGGAGGTTCTTGCACTTAGGTATGCAGTCGTCTGATTATTCAATCTTCTATGATTTGGATCTTATTAAAAGTAGCAGTGTTCCAAAAATACAATAAATACTGATATTATGACAAAAAAACTAGAAGAACTGTTTGAGCTTCCAGCCGAAGTAGAAAAAGATGCTAATCAATCTAATATTGAAAAAGCAAGTATAGAAATTTCTACCCAAGAAGCTTTATCCAACTTAGAAAAGATAGAGCAGGCCCTTCCTCAAGTACGTGGACTTGAATCCTCTGATATTGAAATGGATGAACTTGCTGACTTGGCTAAGAACAGCTATAAAGACTTGATGGATTTGGGTATGCAAGTTGACAGCAGATTCAGTGCAGAAATCTTTAATAGTGCTGGTACAATGTTGAATCATGCTATCACTGCTAAAACTGCTAAGATGACAAAGAAGCTTAAAATGATTGAATTACAGCTTAAAAAAGCTGCATTGGATCAGAAACAAGCAGTAAAGGCCGAAGAAATTGAAGCTACGCCATTGGGTGATGGTCAATCTTTTGATAGGAATGAACTACTAAAGATTCTGTCTGGTAAAAAAGATAAACAATGATAAATAATATATACAGGAATATGCAATGAGAAGCCTAAAACAATATATCACCGAAAGCGTCAAGCTTTACGATTATACAATTAAGATCGCCGGCGATGTTGACAAGAATTTCTTAGATTTGTTTTCACACAATCTAAAAGAGAAGTTCGATGCAGTTGACATCAGTAAGCCATCTACCACCCCTATACAGAAGGATCCATATGGATTTCCTGACTTGCGCAATCAATCTGTCACTATTATCAAAGCTAATTTTAGATATCCAGCAACAGAACCAATGATTCAACAAGTTGCTCAACTGTTAGGTTATAATATCAATATGGTTCGTGCTATACAGACAAACTATAATGATAGCATCAATAGCGAAACACAAGCTTATGAGAATGAAGAAGGTCACAGTCCTCTACTAAATCATACTGAATTAGAAGAAATGCCTGGTGCAAAAGACGCAAATAAGGCATACGGTGACTCATATCTATCTAGCGTCAAAGAGCAAATGAAGGGCAATCAGATTCAAATGCAATATTCTGGTAAAGAAACACCTGATGCATTTGATCCGTTCAAAGCTATTCCACAAGACAAGCAAGGTGCAAGTAGCCCAATGAGTAAGATTACTCGTCCAGCAAAGCCACAAACTGGCGCAAGAAAATAATTCAAAGGAAATATGAAAATGAATTTCAAAGATATGTTAAGCAAAATGAGCCAGTTGTCTGAAGCTGTTAAAGATACAGGTAAGGGCAAGATCCACACTGCTGAGCCAGGTGGTTATGGTCGCAAAGACGATGAAGATGACGAAGGCAACAAGGTAAAAGCTGATGCTCCTAAAAAGGGTCGCGGTCGTCCTAAGAAAGATGCCGATAGTTCAGGCGAAGTTAAAAAGTATGACTTCAGTGCGTTTGGCGTAAAGCATGGTAAAGATATTAAGTTACCAGCACATGACAAGAAGAAAACTACTAAGCATAGTATTAAAGAGTATTTTGACCAAATCGATGCTAGTAGAGAAAAGATGTATGAAGCTGAACAGATTCAAATCAAACCAGCTGCTCAAATGCCTAAGAAGCCAGGCCAAACATCAATGCCAGGTCAACAACAACAAGTTGCCGGTCAACCTGCACAGAATACACAAGTTATTGCGCAAGGTAACAAAACTTTGGGTACAGTTAACAACCCGCAACTTGCTAATCAGATTAAACAATCTATTGGTAAGGGCGAGATGACTCTGATGCCTGATGGACAAATGGATGAAGCAGGCTACAGTGCTACAGCAGCACGTGCAGGTAAAGACATTGGTAAGCCAGGTAAGAATTTTGCTAAGATTGAAAAGTCTGCCGGCGGTGGCGAAAAGGGCCAGCGTATTGCAGGTGCAGTATTGGCTAAGCTACGCAGTAAGACTAATGAAGCTGACATCCCGACAGATCAAAATGATGTTGGTGCTAACTTAGGTGCCGGTCGCAATCAAGGCGTATTAGAAGCTAAGAAGGGTGTTAATCCTTTTGCTAAGAAAGATGCTAAGAAAAAGCCTGTCGCTGCTAAAAATAAAAAGCCAGATGATGACAATGATGGAGTTCCTAATTGGGCTGACAAAAAGCCGGGTAAGGATGACAACGAAGGCAAGAAGAAAGGTGCAGCACCTAAGAAAGGTGTAAATCCATTCGCTAAAAAGGATCAGAAAAAGAAAGTTAAAGAAGGCATGGAACAAAGCTTACAAGCCGCAAGACTAGCTGGTAAGTCACATGGATTAAAAGGACATAGTCACTGTGGTAAAAACTATGAAGACATGGAAGAAGCTCGCATGTACCATGAAGGCTATAAAGAAGGCCTAGATGAGTGCTATGGTCAAATGGGCCCTGCAGTTGTAGGTGAAGCAGACATATTCGAAATGCCACCGGCCACAGTAGGCGGTATGGCAGATGCTGCGGTTGGTGAAGGCAATGCGTTCACAGCGGCCCTAGCAAGAACTCCTAAGGGTGACAAATTCTCTGTAGGTGGAAAGACATTTACAGATAGAACAAGCTATGACTCACGAGCATTTGAAAGTTTAGAGAGTCAATTAAACGCTTTGCTAGAAGGTAAGGTTGACGAAGGTATGACTGTATCTATCAGTAAAGGTCAGCAAGGATCTCCTGATTCAGTATCAGTAACAGCACAAGATGGTGAAGCCGATCAACTTCTACAAGCTATCAAGCAAGCTGGTTTAGGTTTATTTGGCGGAGATGATGGTCAGCAAGGTCAATCAAGTGCAATGTCTCTTCAACCAGCTGATGGTCGACCAGAAGGCGGAGAAATGGGAATTGATGTAGTTGATGATCATGACGGAATGATGGATCTAATTAGAAAAATAACCGGTGAGATGCCAGCTCCACCAACACAAGGCTTCGGTGGTGATGAAGGCGGCAATGACTATGAAGACGAAGCAGGTTCTGGTGAACAAGGTTCTGATGAAGAAGGTTCTGATGAAGAACAAGGTCAAGAGCAAGAAGTAGACGAAGTTGAAAGCTACGACCAAGAGGAAGAACAAGTTGCAGAAGATAATCCTCCTGATTCAGGTGCAGCCGAAACTACCGCTGACGAAAATGCAGAAGCCGCAGAAGACCAAGCATTAGCTACTGCTATGTCTGAAGGTGGCGACGGTGGTGAAGCAAGCGAAGAAACTACAGAAATGAACGAGTGGGCAAATGACGCAGGTGAGAAGGCTAGAGACTTTGATGATGAATCTTTCAAAACTGATATGGACTTTATGACTAAAGTTATTTCAGGCGGATTGAACAAAGAAAAAGCTACTGGTCAATCTACAGTTCCTGTAGTGTCAACTCAGATAAGTCGTTTAGGAAATCCAATGCAAGAATCAGTTGATTTGTTGCATGATTGGAAGAAATTAAGCGGTATTAAATAATATTACGCTACTCAAAATACCCGGCTTAGGTCGGGTATTTTTTTGGCAAGACTGTTTGAACTACAAACGATAAATACTAGATAAGGTGACATAGATATGGCTCAACAGAATATCGATTTTGGTACATTTCCAGACGATCCGGACGCGGATGCGATACGCACGGCGTTTTCGAAGGTACAGCAAAACTTTACAGAAATTTACAACGGCTTTGCGGGTGGTTCCGTCGTTTCCGTTAACAGAACACCCGGCGCTGGTATTACAGTTAGTTCTCCAACCGGTAATGTTATTATTACTGCAAATATTGCGTGTGTTCAAGTACACACTAGCACATTAAGTATTGGTCGTGATGCAAACGGCCTGCAAGATACTTCAATTACTTCAAGCTCTCAGACTCTTTGGATTGATTTACCAGCAACTATTGCCAACGTAGATAACATAATATTAAACGGATATGCAAATATTGCAGGAGCATTAAACGTCAATGGACTATCAACGTTAGCTAACCTAGTAGTTTCTAGTACAGCAAACGTAACAGGAAACTTAAATGTAACTGCAAATCTTGACGTAGATGGTACAAGTTTTTTAACTCATGCTAATGTAAGCGGAAACTTAGTATCCACAGGTAATCTATTAGGTACAGGTAATGTTTCGTTTACCGGCGCAAACGTTTCATTGGGTGCAGTAGGTAATCTACGTATTACAGGTGGTAGTTCAGGACAAGTTTTAATCACAGATGGCGCCGGAGTGCTATCATGGGGTAGTGCTACTTCAGGTTTTTCAGGCACATCAGGTAGATCAGGTTTCTCAGGCACTACAGGCGTAAGTGGTTGGTCGGGTACAACGGGTGTCAGTGGATTTACCGGTACTTCAGGTAGATCGGGATTTAGTGGCACAAGCGGATGGTCTGGTACAACTGGTATTAGCGGATGGTCCGGTGTAACTGGTGTAAGCGGCTTTAGTGGCACAACTGGTATTAGTGGCACAACAGGTGTCAGTGGCTATTCAGGTACTTCAGGTGCTAGTGGCACAACAGGTATTAGTGGCACAACAGGTATTAGTGGTACGTCAGGTATTAGTGGTACATCGGGATTCAGTGGAACATCAGGTACAACAGGTGTAAGTGGAGCAAGTGGCACTACTGGTGTTAGCGGAACATCAGGTTGGTCAGGTACTAGTGGTTGGTCAGGAGCTTCGGGAACTAGTGGTATAAGTGGATATAGCGGTACTTCAGGTACTTCAGGTATAAGTGGTTTCTCAGGTATATCAGGTACGACAGGTGTTAGTGGAACATCTGGTACATCAGGGTACACTGGTGTTAGTGGTTGGTCAGGTGTTAGCGGAACATCTGGCACTAGTGGTTATTCAGGAACATCAGGTTGGTCAGGTATCAGTGGTACTTCGGGTACTAGTGGAATTTCAGGCACCACCGGTATTAGTGGTATATCCGGCTTCAGTGGCACTAGTGGATGGTCTGGTACTAGTGGTATAAGTGGTTGGAGTGGCACAAGTGGTATATCAGGATTCAGCGGTACTAGTGGATGGTCCGGTACAACAGGTGTCAGTGGTACAACAGGTGTCAGTGGTACATCGGGTACAAGCGGAACATCAGGTACATCAGGTATCAGTGGAGCGTCTGGACAATCGGTATTACTATCAGGATCGGTTGCTAACTCTACGTTGTTACCTAGTGGAACTTCCCTAGGAACATTGTATTTGATATTAAATTCAGGCGGGGGATATGATGCGGGTGATGGAGCATTGTCAAACGGTGATAACACTTGGACAGATATAGGACCATTACGGGGTCCTTCTGGATTAAGTGGATATTCGGGCACAACAGGTGTAAGTGGATTTAGTGGAACATCAGGCATAAGCGGAACTAGTGGTATTAGTGGAACGTCTGGTATATCAGGTGTCAGTGGATTCAGTGGCACATCAGGCACATCAGGCACATCAGGAAGATCAGGTTTTAGCGGCTCAGGTATAAGTGGATTTACTGGTACAAGTGGTACAACAGGTGTAAGTGGATTTAGTGGAACATCAGGCATAAGCGGAACTAGTGGCACTACAGGTGTAAGTGGATTCACTGGTACATCTGGCACATCAGGTAGATCAGGATTTAGTGGTATACCCGGGCCAAGTAATACAATTAACGCAACAGCCGACTCTGTTACTTCATCATTGTTCCCTGTTATGGTGGGCGCTACTGGATCTAACCAAACTGCCAAAGGCTCTTCGAAATTAGAGTTTGATGCTAGCTTAGGAGCATTGTCATCTACATATTTTGTTACGTCAGTAGAAACTAGTATATCAGCAGCAGGAACTGTGCAAGCCAACGCTAAAGTATTGGGCAATACTATAAATGTGATAACTTCAATTGTCAATGGTGCCAACTCAGTTAGGTTACCTAACATTGATCCGGGAATGACAATTTTTATTACAAACAACACAGCTAACGCTCTTAATGTATATCCTCCGGCAAACGCTGCTATTAACTCAGGCGCAGCCAATACTGTATACATTCAAAATTCGGGAGCAACATTATTCTATATAGCACCTAGTACTAGTCAATGGTATACAGTAGGTGCAACATACTCATAAAGGTGAATCATGATAACATTAGAATTATTACAGGCAATGTGCCCAAAGACAAAAAGAACAACATTAGAAGGTTATATAGAACCATTAAACACTGTAGCAGAATACTACGAGATGTTTGACAATCCAAAGCGAGTCGCAGGATTCTTAGCGCAGATTGCACACGAATCAGGTGGCTTCAATGCTGTTGTTGAGAATTTGAACTACAGTGCTAAGGGATTGATGGGCACATTTAAAAAGTATTTCCCTTCAGAAGATTTAGCAAAGCAATATGAGCGTCAACCTCAAAAGATTGCTAATCGTGTGTATGCTAATCGTATGAAGAACGGTGATGAGAACAGCGGTGATGGATTCAGATTCAGAGGTCGTGGATTGATTCAATTGACTGGACGAGATAACTATACTCGCTTTGCAGAAGCATTGGATATGAGCATAGAAGATACAGTTGCTTATTTAGAAACACCCAACGGTGCTGTTGCAAGCGCAGGTTGGTTTTGGGATAACAACAAATTAAATCAATTTTGCGACCGTGATGACTTTATTGGATTAACTAAACGAATTAATGGCGGTACCATTGGTTTAGCTGACAGACAACATCACTATCACTTAGCATTACAACATTTGGGCGCACATTAATATGGCACAACCGGTATGGAATACACCTGCAGGCTCTTTAGGGACATATCCTGCAGGCATAGCGTCTGTATACACTCTGTCTGCGTCGGCAGTATTACCTGCAGTAACAATCACTTATTCATTATTAAGTGGTAGTTTACCTGCAGGATTTAGCCTTTCTGAAGACGGTATTATTTCAGGCATACCGTCACTGTTAACAACAGAAACAGTATCTACTTTTGGAGTTAGAGTTACTGATAATTACAGTAACATTCGTGATAGAACATTTAGTATAACTGTTACTGGTTCAGCTATTCCATCATTGATTACACCCGCAGGTAATCTTTTAAGTACGAATGACAGTATATGGTTAGAGTTACCTATAGAATATAGTAATCCAGACCCTACTAATCCTATAACTATTAATTTGCTTGAAGGTATACTGCCACCTGGATTAGAAATAAATACTGACGGTCTTATCAGGGGATATGCAGACGCACCTACTGTTAATGTAACTGTACCTAGTGTTACGACAGCCGCCACTATCACTGAAACAACAAACATTATTACATGTTTAAGCACTACTGGATTTACATTAGGTAGACCAATAACATTTACTGGTACTGCTATATTCGGCGGTGTTTCAGAAGGTACAACATACTATGTTAAGTCTATTATCAGTAGTACCGGGTTCACTATATCTACTACACCAAACGGTCCAACATTAAGCTTGACTAGTGGTACTGGATTTATGACGGTAACATTGGCTGCTATATCTGTGGGTCAACCTACGATTAGAACATATAACTTTACACTTAGGTTAGAAAGTCCATTAGGCAATGACATAAATGCATATTCTATTACTGTAATCAACCAGAATACACCTATAAGTCAAGGTGGACCTGGCTACCCAGTCAATACTCGATCACCTGTTATATTGAACACTAGACCTGAAACATATAACATACCTGATAATGATTACTATGGTTATTATGTATTGCCACCTGCAGGAAGTAGTTACGATACTTATCCAACTAATACCCCTGCATTTATTGGCACTATAAAGAGTGATAACTTTTTTGCGTTTAAAATCATAGGCAAAGATTTTGACAACAATGAGATATTATATATTTACTCTGGCTTACCTTTAGGATTAGTTGGAAATTCAACGACAGGTTGGATAACAGGCACACCTGGTATTTCTTCAGAGGGTTTGAATCAATATAGTTTCAGTGTAGCGGTATACAAAAAAGCGAACCCTGCTATACAATCACCCTTCTTCAACTTCTCGTTTAACTTATCTAATGAAATTAATGGTGATATTACTTGGATTACTCCTAGTAGTTTGGGATCAATATTCAATGGTACTATTAGTACTAAGAGCGTACTAGCAGTATCTGATACTCCGCTACAATACCGCATAGTTTCAGGGTCATTACCACCTAACTTAACACTACTAGATAACGGTGAAATTACAGGCTATGTTGCTAATCAACCAACCACTGAGTTATTAAACCAATATGAAGAAACTCAATTTACTGTTACTATAGAAGCATACAGCCCACAATATCCCGTCATCAAAAATTCTAGAAACTTTACATTAACGGTCGTGCAAGAATACAATCAGCCTACTGATATCTTGTACATTAAGGCTGCTCCTAGTATCGCTGATAGACAAATTATTGATACCCTATTGAATAGCGAAACGCTAATACCATCTGAGTATTTGTATAGACCAAATGACATATATTTTGGCAAAGCAACCAATGTTGTTTATGAACATGCTTATGGTATCTATGCAAGTGATATTGATGAATACCTTGCAGCAGTGACTAGAAATCACTACTGGAGAAATATCACATTAGGTGAATTGAAGACTGCACAAGCAAGAGATCAAAACGGTAATGTCATCTATGAAGTAGTATATAGCCAAGTAGTTGATAATCTAGTTAACCCAAGTGGGGTTAGTGTCTCTGAATCAATTTATTGGCCTAGACCAATCGACTTAGGGTTAGGCCCGTGGTATACCAGTGTCACTAATGTTTTCACTAGTTATGCAGATATTATGGATCAGTTATACTATACTAGTTTGTCACCGGGCTATGCAAGAACTCTATACCCAAACAGTTTGTTCAACATGCGTACTAGAGTAGGACAAGTGCTAGGACAAGAATTCGATAGTAGTTTGTTACCACAGTGGATGACAAGTCAACAAGAGAATGGTAGCACATTAGGCTATACACAAGCTTGGGTTGTCTGTTACACTAAGCCTGGATATGCAGAAATTATAAAAAATAACATTAATCTTTTCTGGGTTCAACCTGACGGATTGCCCTACAAGTTAAATATGATTAATTTCAGGATCGACCGATTCAGTGTTGACAAGAGCATTACATATAATTACGACAAGAACACAAGTCCTCCTGCATGGACTGGGTTACCTAGCGCAACGCCAGTACCGAATCCGCTGGATAGTAAGGACTTTTATGTATTGTTCCCTCGTCAAACAATTTTACCCGACACTGCGGAATAATAAATACTATACGGAATTTAATATATGAGCACAATTAACACTAACGGACTTGATGTAAACTATCCTGTTCCAGGACAGAACAATAGTTCACAAGGTTTTAGAAACAACTTTGCAAGTATCAAGAACAATCTTGATACTGCCGGCACCGAAATATCAGACTTACAAAACAAAGCAGTTGTCAAAGCAGCACTAGATAATACTATTGTCAACAATGACATGGCCAACACACTTATCAGCAATTGCGCTACACGCAGTTTCAGAGCAACTACTTATAATTTAGGTAATGCCCTGTCAGGTACAGTAGTTGTCGATTGCTCAATAGGTGATGTTCAGTACGGTACTGTAGCAGGTAATGTCACGTTAGATTTTGCAAGTTGGGGACCAAGTGGTACTCAAAGCAACGTAGAACTGCAATTAAATGTCAGCAATGCTAATGCGTTCATAACATTCCCCTCAGAAGTAGTAAGTTCAAATAATAACTTTGGCTTAACGACTTTAGAGAATTACGACGGAACAACAAGTGTTAGTATTCCATACGGTCTTAGTGAAGTAGATTATAGATTGAGCACTAGAGATTGTGGAAATACAATCACAATAGAGCCATATAATAGACCTAGACAAACTACACAGATTCAGCAACGCACTCCAACTCCTAGAGGATATCAAGGTGATGTAGTAGGTACTACTTGTGTTGACCCAGGAACAACTCAAATAACTGTTACTAACACATATGCTAACGATCAAATATTAACTACAAGTACAAGTAGCTTGTATGTTGACATTCCGGTTGTTTTCACTGGTATTGTTTTTGGTGGGGTGACTGCAGGAACAACATATTATGTTAACAACATTCCTTCAGCTACTAATTTTACTATAGCAACTACTCCAGGTGGTGCAAACGTTAACTTGTCAGCGGCCTCTGGTGCAATGGAAGTCAATCCAGTTCAGTACATGTATATTGCCGTGCAAGATTATAATTCTACCCAATATACTAGAACAGTAACTAATACAAATGCTACTGGTAATTTAGTCACGTTAAACTCTACTACAAGTTTGAATCCAAACGATCCTATAATATTCAGTGGAACAACATTTGGTGGAATAACTGCAGGTGTAATTTATTACATTAAGGCTGTAGCATCTGGTACTACTGTCACATTAAGCCGTTCTAGGACTAATGGTGTTGCAGACTCTACTGTTGTGTTAACTACGGCTTCAGATACATGCACTGCAACGATAAATGTTGGTTCGGACATTTGGAAAAGAATTCAACTCACCAATTGGTAATAAATATATAGGATGAGACATCCTTTTATAGCAGATTTATCCGATAAGTCGTTAGAAGAATTGCAAGCAACAATTTCTACTCTAATGGGCAAGCTAACTTTTGCCTATCGCACGGGCAACGCTCCCTTAATTCACCAACTTCAAATGGCAATAGATACTTACAAAAGTGAATATAGCAAGAAGATGGATGAACTTATGGGTAAGCAAAAAATTAAAACAAAAGTCAATATAGAGAAAGATTCTAAATGAATACCAGAGTTTCTAGAGATTTTGAGTTTTTGGCATCTATACATCATGACGACTCTTTTGTTGTCAATCGTTACGACTTAACTCTGTCATTAGATGTAACTACCGAAAATATAGACTACCAAAACATTGCTATGGATAGAATCAAATATTTGTTTGATATTTGCCTTGATAGTTGTGTATTTGTTGATATTAAAGACGCTAAGGCAATTGACAACTACAGTAAAGCAAACATGAAAGTATGTCCACTCCCGGATGAACCCTATGATCAAATTATTGCGGCTGTTTTGATTAGTAAAATTAACGTCATTACTGAGAATCATTTGTTTTTGAACGAGGTCTCGATCATTTCTAAAATATGTGACGATGTTTGTTTTTATGTAAGTTACGATGAAGAAGCTGATTTTCAAAATCTAAAAAATGTATGGTGGACTGAGAACAGCCCAAGCATTAATATGATTAAAAAGTTCAAGAAAGAAAAAGTAGTTCAACTACACAAAGATCCTAAAGATTGGAACTCTGTGGGTTTGGGATGGGAAGTACCTAAATCATGCAAAACTGATAAGGGTGAAATAGTATTCATTCCGGTTGACAAGTGACAGATTATAGTGTATCATGCATCTATGAAGATAGACAAGTATGGTCAACAGATATATAGCGAAACGGATATCTGTAATTTATATTTGGTCGATCCAGAGAGACCGATCAAAGCAATAGTTGTAGACAATCCGATAAAGATATCGGACATAATTGACACAACCTCTATTCCCCAATTTATACTCTATACTACTCTAGAATTATCCGTTCCTGAATTTGATAATAAGTTACAATCAAACTGGTCGATGCCTACCTCTTATAAAGAGTTTGACATTGCCAAATATGTATTAGAACTGTGTCAATCGGATGAAGAACTTCAACGAGTAGGACAAGAACTTTTGTTATTTCAAGAACGAGATATGTTCTCATTATTGAGATATCTAAAGTATCTTGTTGATACCATGCGAGAGAACAACATAGTATGGGGAGTCGGCAGGGGCAGTAGTGTGTCAAGCTTTGTATTGTTTTTGATAGGTATTCACCGTATAAATAGTTTATATTTTGATTTATCTATAGATGAGTTTTTGAAATAAGGAGAAAGAAATGGCAAAATATCGCACAGCGTTAGGTAAAGTAGTTGACATGAGCATCTTGTCCGCTAAGAATGAAAAGACTAGGGCAGTAGGCAACATGAGAGTTAATGCTCGTGGTGACACCATTGATGCAAGTGGTAACATTATAAAGCCTGCAACTAACAAAGTTAATGAGGCATATAGTAAAACAGTAGGTAATAGAGCGGCTCAACCTGTTAGAAAAGCTCCTAGAGCAGGAGATCAAACATCTAGAACTCCAGCCCCAAAACCGCAACCAGTTCGAAGCGGCGGCGTTAATCAACAGATACCTGAACCTTTAACGGCATCCGAAATGGAACTAGAAGAAGATTTGGATAACGATCTGGTAGTTGAGAAAATCAAAGCACAGGAAAAGAAATGACCGAATATAGTAAACCAGCTTTTAGTCCTACTAAAGTAGATAATCTAAAGTTCTTTCACGACCATATCATCGTTTCGGATATGCATTTTGATGAACGTATCAGTAAGGGTGGTATTGTATTACTCGATGATGATAAGAAAAGTTCTGGTATCCGTCCTCGCTGGGCAAAGATTTATGGTCTAGGTCCTGATGTAAAAGATCCTGAACTACAAATAGGTAAGTATATTCTTATCAGTCACGGTCGTTGGACTCGTGGCATCACAGTTGAAACACCTGCGGGTAAACAGACGTTGCGTAAAGTTGATCCTAATGATATACTACTGATATCGGATGAGCCGATGGATGACGAAACAATGAGTGATAAGGTATATTAAAATGGCTACATGGAGTGTTAAACCTGAATGGAAGAAGTCAATTATCGAACGTAACCATCTCACCAAAGATGGTAACACTGTTGTAGTTGAAACGGGTTGGCGTTGGGGTGAGTTTACTGTTGAAACAGAAGATGACAATCCACCTGATATTGCTGCCGGAGTAAACATTTATGATTGTGGATACGAATCCGAATTAGTTGAAACTAGTGATGGTTGCTGGGAAGAAATCGACACTGATGATTGTGATGATGAAACCACAGCCTGGATAGAAGAATTCTTTGAGGAAGGCAATAGTTGGCTTGACCTCGAGGAACACGGTTGGTCACAAGATGAATGTGAAATGATTATCGATTGCGACTTAATCATTGAGCGACTAGATGATGAAGGTAATCCTACAGGAGAAATCGTAAGTGCTAGTAAAGAAGCTTCAACTGAAGCCATGAAGCTAGAACCAAAAGCTGAATGGCCGTTCTCAACACCTCCTGAAGGAAGTGAAAAATAATGATGAAATGGTTTTATAAATGGTTATCGTCAAAGATTGACGATACCAAGTATTCAGAACCTGATGAAGGAATGGGCGTGAATCTAATTTCTTCAGGAAGACCCAAGTCTCGCAGAATCTCAGCAGTCAGAGAAAGTGATGATTTGTCATCAGAAGCAATTACATTCAAGATGTTTAAAGCAACCGGTGGATGGGCAATTGAATTTAGACAATATGATAACAAAAATGATAGAGTAGATACTTCACTTTACGTTGTCAATAACGAAGAAGAACTTGGTAAACACATTTCACAAATCATCACTATGGAAGCACTAAAACGATGAAACACGCACTCTGGGTAGAAAAATATCGCCCCTCATCAGTCAATGATTATGTCTTTGTTGACGAACGACAAAAAGAACAAGTTAAGCAATGGATCAAAGATCAATCTATCCCGCATCTATTGTTCAGTGGTGATGCCGGCACAGGTAAGACTACACTAGCAAAAGTTCTAATTAAAGAGCTAGGTGTAGAAGAATACGATGTAATGGAAATCAACGCAAGTCGTGAAAACGGCATTGATAACTTGCGTGAAAAGATCAATGGATTTGTGCAAACAATGCCATTTGGTAGTTTCAAGATTGTGTTACTAGACGAGGCTGATTATCTAACTCAACCTGCACAGGCAGCATTGCGTAATGATATGGAAGCATATCATCAAACAGTGCGTTACATTCTAACTTGTAACTATCAGTATAAGATTATCCCGGCATTGAAAAGTCGTTGTCATGAGTTTCATATCGCTAAGCCAGATATGACAGAATTTACGGCACGAGCAGCTACTGTCTTGGTGAGTGAGGCTGTAGAGTTTGACTTAGACACATTAGATACATATGTTCGAGGAACATATCCTGATTTGCGTAAATGTTTGAATCAACTACAAGTTAACAGCAATGGTGGTAAGCTATCGCCTGCACAAGTACAAGGTTCTAGCGAACATGAATTATTGATTGAAACAACTACACTGTTCAAGAAGGGCAAGATTCTTGAAGGCCGTCAACAATTGATGCAATACATTGCCATGTATCCCACTAGGATTGAAGATACATACAAGTGGATGTATGATAACATTGATCTTTGGGGTAAAGATCAAGAAAAGAAAGACGCCGCGATCATTACTATTCGCAATGGTCTAGCAAATCTTCCATTAGTGGGTATCCCCGAAATTTCATTGGCAGCAACACTAGTAGAGCTAACATCATGAGATATTTGTTAATTACATTTTTTAGAAAACCAGGCGGACAGATTGACGAACAAGTCACTGTATCTAAGAGGTTGAAAACATCTGACCTTCAAATGTGCAATGTGATATTGGACTACAACAAAAAGAAATTAGAGAAATGTGTTATTGAGGGTAAAGTAGTGGATTCAGATTTCCAACGAATGTCAGAGTACTACCGAAAAATTTATCCTAGTTTGGTAGACCAACTAGAAAAGAATAATGCAGTTCAAGGTTAATTTTACTGATGATATATCATTATATTACAACTTAGTGGATCATGACATGGTACGTCACTGGTCTACTTTAATTGCAGAGCAGAATATTACCAATTGTTGTAAAATAAATCATTATTCAGGATACCATGACCCTGATCTAGTGCAACAGAGAATATCCAGATTATACGATTTGTTGGATATTATCAACACAGTAGTGTCTGAAAAAATACAGAAGATTATTTTTTCTAAAGACACGTTTACCGATGCATTGAACACCATGCATGTTCATTTTCCTGAATTCAAAACAAGAAATGAATATAGTAGTATCAAACTTGAACTAGATGAATATAATGATATTATACATTGGTTAGAAGCAATACTGCCTGCTTTTTATAATAAAAAAACCGATAGTCGTCAATTTTCTATCAAACTAGATTTCAATAAATCAAAACCATATCAGAAACATCCTATCCCTGAATCCGCGTATTCATTGTTCAATGGATATTTATCTTTTGGGCAATTGATGTTGCACTATGTTCATGTTGGACGACATGCATGGGAGTTAATGTTTGCAAATGATTTGGTTTGTCCTAAAGAACAATTTGTACCACAGTCTGAATATAAGGCTAGTGTGAGGTTACATTTCTATGACAGTACTTTGGATCATAAATTGTTCAGAGAAAGCTTAGATAAGAAATGGAATTCTTTTTATCTTGCTCGGGGAGGAAAGGAGTTTTTTGAATATGATATTAATGACCCTAAGATTGGATTTGGATATTGTCAAATAGGGACCTTAGAAAAAGTAACAATAGGTAGTAGTGAAATGACTTCCCCCTTCACAATGAAAGATATCGTGTACATACGATCTAAAATAACAAAGACTAGAGTTTTAGATTGGGAAATAATAAATGGGGCATAAGCCCCATTTATTAACTGTACAATTTTAGAACATGTTCAATGATTCTATGTCGTTGTACGTCCTTAACATCAAATTTACACACACTAAGTCCGGGGACTTTGTATCGTGTTAATTTGTCTATAAGGTCCATGAGTCCATTTTGAGCACTTTTTCTATCAGCTTGTTCTATATCTCCTGTAATAACAAGTTTACTTCCCTGACCAATGCGAGTCATAATCATTTTAAGTTGACTCGGCGTAGCGTTTTGAGATTCATCTAAGACTATCCAGCTATGTTTGAAGTTTCTTCCTCTGCAAAATGCTAGTGGTGCTATCTCAATGATTTGTTCTTCTAGCATTGTCTGTATTTCTTTAACTGAGTAATATTCTCTTAGAACATCAAGTAGAGGACGAGTCCATGGTTCCATCTTAGCGTTTAGATCGCCTGGCAAGAATCCATGTTTTTCATCATCTACACTAACCGCAGGTCTAGTCAAAATGATTTGCTTACATTCACCTGCTCGTAACGCTTTGATTGCTGCCTGCATTGCCAAATATGTCTTGCCTGTTCCTGCAGGTCCTGAAACTACGACTACATCGGTTTCATCGTCTAGGAGAGAGACAATATATTTTTCTTGATTTAATGATTTGGGGATTAGATCAACCGGTTTTTTGGGTTTCGGTTTGGGCTGTGCTTGGGCAAAATCGATAGTTTTTGATTGATTCATGTAGAATGTCTTGACTTCATTTGAGGGGAACTGTGTATATCTGGATGTGTTTTCTTTACTGCGTACTGCACTGGTTTTGCGTTTGCTCAAGTTGTTCTCCTTTGTTAGAGCGATGAATGCCTTTCAGAAGCATTCAAAGATATTTAAGGCGGTTGATACCAGCAATATAACTATCAGTTAAAACAAAAAATCTTAGATAAATATTAGGCTTAGGAGTGAGTTTTTGATTCTACGCAAATAAACTGTGTAGTGATAAATACTTTATGAAACATAAATCCGCAGACAACTTTTTTGATGATATTGACTTTGTTAGCATTGTAAACAATGTCAAAGGTATCATGACCAGTGACGGTACTATGTCCACCCTCTTAGATTTCGAGCGTGTGTTGGACGAAGCAGACCTATATGCATACCAGAACTGGGAGCTAGGTGAATTGGTACAAGGCCCTGATTCTGGAAGATATTCAGTATCATGTGTGTTCATGTGGCCATACAAATTAATGCCCGACCCAAGTGGTGCAAAGCGTTTAGCTGCTATTGGGTGCAATGTATCATTCAAGAAAAGCAAAATCAAGGTACCTATTGAAATAAAGAACTATGATGACTTTGTTCAAGGTACAAAATATCCTAAGGGTGTTGAAAAGAAAGTTTGGCTTATCTGCATTGAAGTACCTAAAGAATTAATGAACGAAATCAAAGAAGGATCAATTGATCTTGCTGACCAAACAATCGATTTGGATGATATTGAAACTGCATATGAAGACGATCTAGATAAAGAGAATACTCAGCAAGATCCAAGCGCAGAAGGTCAAGAAGACGATGCAATGGGAGGTATGGCACCTACACCGGGTCAAAACGGAGCAATGGGAGCTATATAATATGGAAAAGAAATATATAACAGAAGGACTTGACTTTCATGCTATGGAAGGTCAAGTAATACCATTAGTAACAGTAGATGAGTATGCGGCTAAAATGGGAAAAAACAGTGATATAGTCACACTATCATTTATTGTAAAATCAGAAGCTGCCGGCAATGATTTAGTTGATTGGTTCGAACGAGGCTATGACTGGGTTTTAGATGCTAGTTTAAGCGAAGGTGAAATAGAACCAAATCGCTGGTTAGTATTTGTAGAAATGAATAGACGATCAACCGTACCTGATAGAATAATGGAACTTATCAAAGACTTAAAAACACTTACAAATCTTAAAGTATCTGAATGGACCATACAAGTTGAAGATGAAGATTATGAACCTGAAGAACAAATAATTAGACAGGTAATCATCTGCAACCCTAATGAATACAAGATGGAAAAAGAAGACGAATTGAATGAAATGCGTGAAGCCGCAGGGTTAGCTATAAAACCTTTGTATGATACAAAAGATAAAGAATTAAAAGACTTCATTGCTAAAGCAGGTTTATAATAATAATAACGGAGTAACTAATGCAAACTATTCTACCAAGAAAAGCAGGTCAAATGCAGCCAACAGCGTTGGATGACGACCACTATCAATTGTTGGCCGCAGACCCATCAATACAAGAATTCCCGCAAGGTAGCACATATGGCACAACCAACTCATCATTTGGCGGGTCTTCAACATTTGGCTCACCTTCAACAGGAGGCTTCGGTTCACCCGGTGGTTTTGGTGCACCAGGATCGTTTTCAAGCCCAAACTTTAATCAACAGTCAACTCCAAGTTTTGGAAGCACACAAAACATTAATCAGTCAACCGGAAATCAACCTGTACTTACAGGAGCCGCACCAACAAATGCCGCTAGCGGGGCAGATGTACTAGTAGCGAACGACAATACTGATTGGATCAATAAGAAATGGCGCCCTGCAATGGGTTGGCTATACATGATAACATGTACATTTGACTTTGTTATTTTTCCGATACTTTGGTCATTGCTACAAGCAATGAGTAAGGGTGCGGTAACTAGTCAATGGCAACCGTTGACTCTACAGGGTGCAGGACTATATCACATTGCTATGGGTGCTGTTCTGGGTATCGCCGCTTACGGTCGTACAAAAGAAAAACTTGAAGGCGCGGCGAAGTAAATATTGACAGTAGCAGGTTAAATCTGCTATACTGTAACTATGGATTATTACGCTACCCTAGGGATCGTCAAAACAGCAACCCCTGACGAAATCAAAAAGGCATATCGCAAACTAGCGAGTCAACATCACCCTGACAAGGGCGGCGATACTGCCATGTTTCAAAAAGTTGAAGAAGCATATCGTACTTTGAGTGACCCAGAAAAGCGTCAACAGTACGATAACCCTAGTCCGTTCGGACAACACTCAGGTGGATTTGATCCGAACATGTTCACCGGTGATTACGATCCTAGAGATATCTTTTCTCATATTTTTGGACAACGATCCGGCAATCCATTTGCAAATCAACGAAACAATCGTCAACTGTTTAGGACTACTGTTGCAGTGACATTGGAAGATGCGTATACCGGATCTAATCAAATACTAAAAATACAGACTCCAACTGGACAAAAGGTTATCAATATTGAAGTACCTAAAGGCTTGTCCGAACAATCACAGATTAAGTACGACAACATTATTGATAACGGAACATTACTTGTAGAGTTTAGAATATTACCCAATCTAAAATTTGATCGCAGGAATCATGACCTGTATTGTAATCAAAAGATATCTGTGCTTGATTTGATTACAGGTACTACTATTAATTTTACTACTATTTCCGGAAAAGAATTTGAAGTTCGTGTGCCACCCAAAACACAACCTTTTATGCAGTTAAAAATTACAGGGCAAGGCATGCCCATTCAAGGGACTAGTCAGTACGGAGACCAAATACTCTTGCTTAAACCCTATATACCTGATATTATTGACGATGAGATAACTCAAAGTATTTTGCGTTCCAAATCTAAAACTTAAGGAAATTATGAATAATTCACCCGAAATTGAAAGCATTATTGAGCAATCAATCACATACGCTAAAGAGCGCAAACACCAATATGTAACAGTTGAGCATTTGCTGTTAGCATTGATTACACACAAACCATTTAAAAAATGTCTGACCAGTTTTGGTGCAGATGTTGATACTATGGAAGAAGAAGTAGGTGCATATCTCAATGGATTACATGCCATTGAAGGTAAAGATCCGGACATCGTTCCACGAAGAACCAATAGTCTTGAACGCACAATGAATCGTTCAGTGACTCAAGTACTGTTTACTGGTCGCAGGCAAGTAACTACTATTGACTTGTACTTGTCTATTGCAAGTGAAGGTAACAGTCATGCACATTACTTTTTGCTAAAGTATGGCATTAATAAAAATGAATTTGTACAACACTGGCAAAAATCTTACAAAGGTCAGGATTACAGTACAGGCTTAACTGACAACCAAGCTGATGAAATCTTAGAAGAATATACCACTAACATGACCAAGCTTGCTGAAAGCGGCAAACTTGAACCAGTCATTGGTCGCACAAAAGAACTTGAAGACATTATTAATGTCTTGGCAAAGCGATTCAAATCAAATGTATTGATGGTAGGTGACCCAGGTGTTGGTAAGACTGCTATCGTTGATGGTCTTGCACAATCTATTATTAACAACGAAGTACCTGACTTCTTGAAGGGTCATGAACTTTACAGTCTTGAAGTTAGTTCATTGCTTGCTGGATCTAAGTATCGCGGTGACTTTGAAGAAAAAGTAAAACAAGTCATTGAGGCTCTGAACACCAAGAAGAAAGCTATTCTGTTCATTGACGAAGCACACACTATGCAAGGCGCAGGTTCTAGTAACAACGGCGGCCCTGATTTTGCAAACATGATTAAGCCTGCGATTACTAAAGGCACATTGAAAGTCATCGCAAGCACAACATGGGAAGAATACTACGAATCATTTGAGAAGGATCGTGCATTGATGCGCCGATTCTATCGCATTGGTATTGATGAACCAAGTCATGATGCAACTATTCGCATCTTGAGCGGCCTATCAGCCCGATTGAATGACTTCCACGAAGTTAACATCACTGACGAAGCTATCAAAGCAAGTGTTGAAATGGCAACTCGCTATATCAACGACCGTAAAAATCCCGACAAGAGTATTGATTTGCTAGATGCCGCATGTGCTAAACAGCGTGTGGCAATGAACGAGGGAGCAATCATTACTAAGGAACTAATCTACGAACAAGTAGAGAAATATACAGGTGTTCCTGCTGATAAGTTGAAGGGTGATAATCTGAGTCGTGTTCATACACTTGATGTTAATATCAAGGGTAAACTATATGGTCAGGATGAGACGGTTGAGCAAGTGCTTGAGCGCATCTATGTTTCGTTTGCTGGTATCGGTAATGACACTAAGCCTCTAGCAAGTTTCTTGTTCTTAGGCCCAACGGGTACAGGTAAAACAGAATTGGCTAAGTTGTTGAGTAAGAACCTTGACATGCCATTGCTCAAGTATGATATGAGTGAATACAGTGAGAAACATTCAGTATCAAGCTTGATCGGTCCGCCCCCTGGTTATGTTGGCTTCGGTGACAGTCAAGTTGGTGGAGGTCGTTTAATTAACGATTTGAGTAAGAACCCTCACTCTATCATGTTATTTGACGAAGTTGAGAAGGCTCATCCTGATATCTTCAACATCTTCTTACAGATGCTTGATGAAGGTACTATCACAGGATCTAACGGTAAGAAAGTCAATTGCAAAAATACTATCATTATCTTGACCAGTAACTTAGGTAGTCAAGCAGGTGAACGCAACAACATTGGCTTCGGTAGTCAAGAAAAGACAGGCGAAGATGATAAGGCATTGAAGGACTTCTTCAAGCCCGAGTTTAGAAACCGTCTTGACTTAGTATGTAAGTTCGGTAAGCTTGACACACTGAGTATCAAGAAAATCGTTATCAAGTTCACAGAAGACCTCAAGAAGTCACTATTGGAAAAACACAATATCAATCTGACTCTTACTGAGGAAGCTATTGAGTATTTGGCAGAGTCTGGATACGATAGTAAAATGGGCGCAAGACCATTAGCTCGTAAGATTGATGAGTTAGTTCGTGTACCACTCTCAAAGAAGATTTTGTTTGAGCAAGTAAAAAATGCTACGGTTGCTGTAACTGTTGACAGTGATAAGAAAATTGTGTTTAACACAGTTACAAAAATGTCTGCAAAGGTAAATAATAATGGCATTATTGAAGTCAGTTAAAGATATCCCGGGTATCGACTATTACGAATACCGAGATAAAGAGTTTTACAACAAGTATGATTATCGTATGCGGGTGAAAATCCCTTGTGTACGATACACATACACTTGTAAACAGTCTGTTGATTTGGATCGTAAAATTGCCGGTAAGTTTAAAGGTTACGGTAACATTAGAAAAGAAGACCTAAAGACAGTCGTTGACAATGTTAGTGCATTAAAAGCTATTATTGATTTACAATCATCTAGAAAAGACAAAAATATAGGTCTTAGGATAGAAAGTAGCACTGTTGCACTATTCAGTAATGACTTACAAGCATTGCATGATTTGAAGTCTACTATTGGTTTACAGTATCAATATAATGTTACCCAAGCACAAACCTCAGAATATGCAGGTATAAAAGAGTTTGTAAATGAACCAAAACATAAGTTTCGTGTTTATTTGAAATCTAAGCGTGTGTCAGATACATTTGTCACTGAGTTATCTCAGTTGTTTGCAAGAACTCCTAATTTGCATCCTAGCAACGCTCTTATCCAATGGATTAGTCCTAAACAGAGATATGCATGGAAGCAACGATATTCTAGCGCAAGTTATTTTATTGACTACGATGATGAATCTACATTGAGCTATCTAGCACTGCTGTACGGCGAAATGCTTGGTAAAAAGTACAAATTAGAAAAGCGAGCCGATCCTGTCTAAAATGATAAATACTCTAATAAAATGGAGTATTTACCATGGCAAAGATTGTCGAAGACGTAATCGTCATCAAATTCAGTAAAATCGTTAAGGATAGCGAAGAAGGTTCTTCTATCGCTAACGCCGACGTTCAGGCAGCACTTGAGCAAGTTGCGCAAGAACTAGTCGGTGATGCAGTTGTAGTTGAAGTGGTGCAAGCATAATGAGCCAAACAACTACATTAATCTTATTCCCTCAAACTGTTTACAATGGTGGCGCCAACAATGCCCCCTACACCATAGCTGGTAACAGTCAGCCTGCTGCCGCATATTATTTAGGCAACCAAGACCTACAAACTGTTAATATTAACTTAAGTGAAGCTACTGGTAATTTGATTATTGAAGCTAGTCTAGCTACTACTCCTGGAACAGATGATTGGTTTAAAGTTTATGAGCTAGAAGCAAATGCCAATGCACCTTCTAACTCTGCTCCATTAGCCGCATCTAATGCGTCAACATACACAAACATTGATGGTAATTTTGTTTACATGAGAGCCAAGATGGAAGACTTTGCACACGGTGCAATTAATTTCGTAAAATTAAGTTATTAATATGAGTACAATTGTCATTATGCCAGGCGGGTTTCACCCCTTTCATGCAGGTCACGCCGCATTGTATCAAAGTGCAATAAAAGCATTTCCCGGTGCAGAAGTGTTTGTAGCTGCCTCTAATGATACAAAGACAAGACCATTTCCTTTTGCTATTAAAGAGAAATTAGCAAAACTTGCTGGAGTTAAGCCTGGACATTTTGTACAAGTTAAAAGTCCCTTTCAACCTAAAGAAATCACTAGCAATTTTAATCCAGAACAAGATGTAGTAATCTTTGTTCGTAGTGAGAAAGACAGAAATGAAAGTCCTAAGCCGGGTGGCATGAAGAAAGACGGTACACCTGCTTACTTCCAACCATGGACAGGCAAAGATGTACAACCATTTGGTAAACATTCATACATGGCTTATCTACCTACAGTAGAATTCGGCCCTGGCATTACTAGTGCCACAGAGATTCGCAATGCATGGCCTAGATTAGATGACCGTCGTAAAACAGCGATGGTTATGAGTTTGTATCCTGTAACACAGAAGAACCCTAAGTTAGCCACTAACGTTGTTAAGATGTTAGATATGGGTATGGGTAATGAATTGACGGAAGAAACTGAAGTACCACAGTCTGTTCGTGTGCTTCAGGCATTAAAGAATAGTCTGGAATCATACCTACAAAATGGTGGTGCTAGGGGTGGTCAAAATCTGAAACAAGAGTTAATACCATTATTAAATCATTTGAATAGAGAAGGTGACGGCGAGTTAGCCCGTAGTATCATGCAAATGATCCGTGATTCTGAAGTAGATGATCGCCGCACCAAAGGAATGAGTTGGGCAGTATTTGCACAGGCTCTTGTAAAAAAACTTCCAGAATTAATAACAAGCCGTGTGAAGCAAGGTATGACGGAAGGAAAAAGAAAAAAGAAAAGTAAAAACCGTAGCCTCGGGAGATACTTCTTCCCGGGCTATAGCTATTATGGGGGCAGTGGGGAATCTGGTGAGGGTGGAGGAGATGGTGGCGGTGAAGGGATGAACGAGTTTGCTCCTCTCGGTAGTGCTGATAGAGAACCAGATGAAGAAGGAATACTACGTCAATTGGCCGCACAATGGTGGAACGGTACAGAACAACAAATGAAGAAAGCCCAGCAAACATTACAATCAATGGGTTGGGAAATTGGTCAAGATGAATCAGGTGATGACGATGCGGGAGTATTTGTCATTAGAATAGGTGATGAGCACGGAGATAGTTATATTGCATTTAATCACAGTGATTTATCGTTAGATGAGAACATGGGTCTTCCGTATCCAGCTACATATGAAGAAGAAAATCAGATTCGTAAAAACGGACCTATGCGTATTACTGCTATGACAAGTGAAAGCAATTTGTCCGAAAGCTTGGATTATTTAGAAGAAAAATAATTCGATACCCCTTTCGCTGTGTAAATATTACTATCTTAACAAGAGGTAATTATGGCGAAAGCAAAAAAGACAACTGAAGCTACTGCTTCAAACGAAGCTACACAAGCACCAGAGCAAACTGCTCAAAAACCAGAGGCACCCCCTCCACCAGGTTCAGTACAAGTTAACGTAGATTTCCTACGCACAACTAAAGTACACATAGCAATGCCATGTTATGGCGGTATGCTAACAGAATCTACATTCATGTCATTCATCAAGTGGGCTAATACTGCCCGTCAACTTGGTATTGACTGGACACTAGAAACAATGGTCAACGAGTCATTGATTTCACGTGCTCGTAATACATTGACTGCTAAGTTCTTAGATATGCCAGATGCAACACACTTATTCTTTGTTGACGCTGACATTGGTTGGGA